TTTCTGATTTTGATTCTGGAATGATAGTTTCTTCTTTTTTTATCGTCGTTTTATCGTCGTTTTTTTTATCGAAGAGTAGTTCATCCAGTTTATTTTGATTTTGAGGATTTGTGCAGAATTCATAGAATTCTTGTGGAGTTTTGAATTGTTTTTTTAATTTTTTAGAAAGAGTTTCGTATCTGTCTTCGACAAGTTTTACGAACTCTATAGATGATTGGAGATCTGAAGGGATCTCTGTTGTATCTTTATATACCATCGGAGATGGAGATACATTTAGTTGACCGGTTTTTGTAAAACGATCAACGATATTATTCACGTCGACTTCATCTTTGAAGTCTTGAATAGTACGTGAAGGATATGGATTTCTTGTTTTGACGGAAATACTTCCGTCAGGTCTTGTAGTTATAATTTTATATAGATCTTTCATATGAGTCCTTATGGTTTGTTAAGATTTATTGTTTTTTGTTTTTTAGCTGAGGAGTTTGGATTCCAATAATTTTTAGCGTCTTGAATAACAGGTCTTACTATATCAAAGATGTCATTCATAAGATCAGATTTTGGAATGTCTTTACGTTGTACGTGCTCTTGGGTTGAATAAAGGTTTTGTTGAGCACGTTTTAATTTAATATCAGCGTCGTTCATTTGCATTTGCTGATATAATTGCATAGTCGACAAAGCAGTAGAGGCAAGACTGCCTAAAGGATTTTGCATTGTGACTGGTTGAGCTTGTCCCTGAGCGCCTGAGCCGGAGGCTCCGGATGCGGCAGACCCTCCGGGAGTAGATGCTCCAGAGTTCGCAGCTAATATAGGATTTAATCCGGCCGCTTTTAAGTCAGCTACTTCTCTTTGTTTAGCAGAAGAAGATAGACGCTCTTGAAAGTCTCTATTTATTTGAGCTTGTTGAGAATTAAAGTCCATTTCTCTTTTTGCTTGTGAATCCTGAAAAGAGCGGTTAGCCGCTCCTTCAGAGATATTCATTGCATTTGCTGCAGAAGCAATATCACGGTTAGATCTGTTAGTTTCTTGTTGACCAATGATATTGGCAACGGCGGTACCTCCGCCTATTAGAGCTGACCATGGATCCATTAGAACCTCCCTAAAGATACAGGTACAGCATGTGTCATCATAGCTCGAGTATGACGTATTTTTATAAAGTAGTCTGCTTTTAATTGGTCTTGAGTAGTTACAGTTATGGCGCGTTCAATAGGTGTAGAAGATTGTATAAATGTGTCATTAAGTAAAGGTAATGATGAAAATTCTTCAGCTAAATGCCACATATCTAGAGGAGTTGCATAAGTTGAACGCATTTCACCGTGGATTTCAGATGGTTTATATTTATATTCAGCATATCTTTCTTGATAACCGAATACTAAATCATCATCAGAAGTACCTTGATAATAGATTTCTTTATTTAAAATAGATTGTTCACCTAGTTCTTGAAGTTTAGGCCAGAAAAAATCATAACGTGATTGTCTTGTCCATAATTTATTGAGGCCTTGTTGATAAGTAATGTCGGCTGTAGCGACAACTAGGCCCATCACGTAGCCGTGTTCTACGAAAGAGTGTGTGAATCCTACTCTAGAGGAAGCTGTTGTAGCTGTCGCGAATGCTCCAAGGTCTCCAAGATCATCGCTAGTATTAGGAACGGCAGAAGTATTAATATTGATGAGACCACCACCAAGATATTCAGAACGTTGTAGGCGGAAATCTGGAATTGTAACTTTAAAATGTGATAGTACGAGTTCATTATAACGTGTCCCTCCTCTATTATCGAGTTCTAGTAATGATTGAAGTTGAAATGCAAGTCTTAATTCATTGATAGTACCCATAGCAGCTTGAAGATTAGTTCGTAAACCTGTTTCTGTTCCAAATTCTAAAGTTTCTGGAGCACCAGCTGCGAAACCGTTAGCAATAGTAGCACCTGAACCATTTATAACAGTAAAGGCTCTGTTGATTTGTTCTGTAGTTCCCATTAATTGTATAGGATTACCATTAGAAGATATACCAGCATAAGTAGAAGCTGGAATTAGAAGGTTAGTGCCTTTTTGTGGAGTTGGAAGTGCTGAAGTAAAATAATCATGTTTTTTGTTAATTTTTTTTATAATATAATCATCAAGATCATCTGGGCCGTTGTCAGTATCGACAACCAATGAATCTTGTAAATTTTGGTCTCTAAACCAATCATTGTATACTTTGTTATACATTCGAAATGGTAAAGCATTTGTAGAAGGAAGAGTTGCTGCTATATTTGTAGGAAGTCCGAATTTATCTCCGAGAGTTCCTACTTGTACTCCTACGTCTGGAAGTGCAATTTGAGGAACGGTAAAATTTATTGAATCTGTAGGGTTGTCTCTTTCTCCCATCATTTTAACAAAATTGGTCCAAAGTATTCTTGAAGGACAATAGAAGAAAAAGAATTTGCAATACATATTATCCATTATAGGAACTTTTTGAGTTTGTAATCGTATAAGAGTATTAAGATTTAAGTTTATAGTATCACCAGGTAAGATTTCGTCTAGGTAGAAAGGTGTTAAATAGTCAAAGTTAAATGTATCTTTGACAGTTTGAGATCTGTCAAAAGCAGATCTAGCAAGATTGACTGTTGGAGTTTGAGCGAAATAATTTTGTGAGTTACGATTACCGATTGCCATATTTTTCCTTATAATTGTGATTTTATTAATTTTGTTTTTTGCTCGAGAATTTGTTCTCGCATTTTATTTTGAGATTTCTCTTTTAAAAAGTTTAGGCCTTTGTTTTGAGCACGTAAGAAATTTCGTTCTGCTTGTTCGCAGTCGATAATTTCAGCTTGTTCACTTATTTTTTTGTGAATAGGAGCTCTAATGTTAATTATATAATTTTCAAAGGCTTGAGGATGGTATTTTTTTAACCATTGTTCGTAGTAGCGTGGGATTTTTTGTATTTCACCTCCTTGAAGTGTTATGTAACCTAGTTCGAAAGTTTGTTTCCAGTTTTTTTCCAGCCAATTTTTTCCGATGGCGTACTTAGAACTGTATCGAACTATTGGTTGATATTGTGTAGCTTCTGATTTGTGTTCTAATTTTTTGAGTTGATATCGGCACACGTAGCCAGCAGTAGAAAGATTAATCGGTCCAACAAGAGTTGGTGCTGATGAAGGATCGTTTTTTTTCCATATTTCATCGAGTTTACTTGAGGTGAAGAGTTGATCACCTTGTTTATTTTTTTTATATAATATGGTATCTCCGGGATCGAACCCGAAGAGTAAAAGGTGGAAATGAGGTCTTTTATTTTGAGAACCGTACTCGCCTGTAATGACAGCGGGTATAGGATTCTCCGGATATGCATATCGGAGATCACGCATGAATTTTTGGGCATGAGCATATATGAGCCTTTCTGATTCTAGATTGTTGTCCGAATAAGTTAAAGTAATGAATGAGTTTTTTTGATGTGTGGAGGCCTCATGAACGCATCTTATAGCTTTTTCGCGGGCTTGTATAAGTCTGCAAGAAATACATTTTCCACACGGAAGTTGAAAAGGAGCGTATTCTTTGTTATACTTTTTTGAGGACCAACATATGGTCTTACCGTCGGATTTAAACCCGACGGGTATAGGTCTTGTGCATCTCATCTGTACAGGGCCTTTTTTTTTAGTTGCCAGCTAGGCGAATGCCGCCACGCATTCTAACTGATGAGGCCTGATTTTTAGGGTGAGGTGCTGAAGTGTTTTTGAAGATTCTTTTTGATACGGATTTTTTAACTGGTTTGCGTCTCATCTTACGTCCTTTTTTTAGTTTAGGAGAGTGCTTAAGTTTTAAGCGATTCTCCAGTGGGCACATATACAACAAGGGCGGCTATGTGCCCATGTGGATAACTTAGCTTAAGTTAGTGGTTTTTTTAGTCAAGCAATTAATTGCTTTTAGGACATGAGTTGGTGAGTCGGTAAGTTTAAACTTACCCGTATTATCGTCGTATTGACCCAGGAAGAAGAGATCGTAGTCCTCTGGGTACTTTCCGATGAATGTAGTTTGATCGTTTGATAGAGAAACGAAGGTGCGTTCGGCTTCTTGTCTTGTTTTTTGTTGGAACGGTTGGCCAAAGACTTCGGTCTTTGAATCTCTGATTGAATATAGTTCGTGTAACATAATGACTCCTCATCTGAGTTTGTACGGCGTCGCTTTCCGGGTATCGGTCCGCCTGACGGCGCGTACTTGTTTTGTGAATGAAAGATAAGTTGTTTGTTTTATTTGTCAAGCTAAGGAGTACGTTGTCTCCTTAGAATCCTCTCGTGGGAGGGATAAAATATCCCTTGATCATTACCGCTATCGCTTCAGACCCTTTTGTTTTGTTTATTTCAACAAGCTTCTTTGTTGGGTCTCCCTTTGGTATAACCCAAGCAAAGGAGCTTTTATGAAAATTTTAATTAGTTTTAATCAATTTAAAGAATATTTTAACACAAATACTTTTCAAGATTTTTTGTGTTTATTGGATAAATTGAATATTGAATATGAATTAGATGAAGAATTAGAGAACTTTATTAGTTCTCTAATGGAGGAATAATCCTTTATTAAAAAACATGCCAGCGTAGCTGGCATTATTTTTTATCAGGATTTGTAAGGCGCTTCGCTTGAAACCATGAGTAGGAAGCCTCATGGTTTAGTTTCTGATTTTGATTCTGGAATGATAGTTTCTTCTTTTTTTATCGTCGTTTTATCGTCGTTTTTTTTATCGAAGAGTAGTTCATCCAGTTTATTTTGATTTTGAGGATTTGTGCAGAATTC